TTTGTAGCATCTCGCAACATATCTCGAACTAAGTATTCTCCTCTAGCACCTTTTGCTCTTGAATCTACCATAATATATCCTATTCTAACCCACTGACGTTGCCGTTCTTGACTACTTCAATCTTCTCTAACAGGGGGTGAGACCAGCCATGTGATACTATATAGGTATTTAAATCCTCTCCTAGTAACACTTCTACCATCTTCTCTCTTCCTGCATCATCAAGAACATTAATAACTTCATCTAAAAACAACACGTTTATTCTTGACTTTGAAATACTACTCATTAACTTACGAATCGCTATAAGAGTGGCAGTGTTTACTCTAGCAAGCTCTCCAGAAGAAAGAGCTAGAATATCTACTATGTTTCCATTATCGGTTATTTGCACATTGAGCTTGTCATTTGAAACGATAAACTCTAAAGTGAATCTACCGTCTGAAAGCTCTGCAAGGTATTCATTTGCAAGTTCTTCTAACTCTTTTACAAGGTTTTCTATCTTGTAGGCCAGCAAGCCGTTTGTACTAAAAGACTTCTTTAATACTTCTAAGTTAGCATCTAACTTACTTTGTACTGCTAACTCTTCTTGACATTGCTCTAATTGTGCAAGAAAAGCGTCAGTTTGTTCTTGTACTACTTGGATTCTTGTGTTGCTTCTTGTTCTTTTCTGGTTTTCAGCATAGAGTTTCTCAGATTCAGTCTTTGCTTCCGATATTCCTGTCTGTAAGATCGAAATCCTACTATCAAGCTCTTCCCGATCAACGGAGTGAGCTTGAAGGCTATTATCGACTGATCTATACAAGTTTTCCCAATTTTGTCTATCTTTTTCATTTCTTGTAAATAAGTCATTGTTATCCTTAATCTTTTGTATTTGGGGTTTCAAACCCTCAATCTTTTCGGTTGCGTACTTGTGTTCTTCACTAGCTTCTGAGACCATTTGTAGCTCTGCAGAAATATCAATAAATTGCTTACAAGTAGGGCACTCTTCCTTAATTGTCTCCAGTCTATGTAAAGTTCGTGCTGCACCCGTAGCGACTGCAGCCCACTCACCTAACTCCTCTTGTAAGGAGTCATAAGACTGTAACTGTGATATAGGGGAGCTTTGTATTAAGCCTATATCTATACCTTCTAACATCGTCTTGTATTGATTATTCTTAGCAATTTTTCCATTTATCTCAGAGATATTTTGAAGTTCTATCATTAAAGAACGTAAAGCTTTCTCTTCTTCAGATGTATCATTATCTGAATCCAACATGGGTAGTATATTGGTATTACTAAGTTTATTGTCTTGAAGCCACTTTTCAATAGTTGCTAATTTTGCCGCTATACCAGCAGTGTGTAAACTAACAGTCTTTGAAGCGTCTTTGAATACTTCAAATAAATCAACGTATCTTTCTAAGTGCAACAGATCTATAAGAAACTTCTTTCTGTTAGCATCAGTAGCGGTAAGAAACTGTAAACTAGCGTTTGTGTTCTGATATACTAGTTGAGAGAAGGTTTTAAAGTCTACTCCTATTACTTCCTGAATACTTTTATAAGTATTAGTCGCAGTATGGCTAGAGACATCTTCTCCGTTCCTAAGAAACTTCACTTTAATACTAGATTTGCGTTGAATTACTACTTCGTACGAATCATCATCCTTAGTAAAAGACAATGATATATTGTATCCGTCATTAACATAACGGTTTGGAATGTCTGCTTTTTTAATGCCTTTAGAGTTCTTGTTAAATAAGGCTTCTTCAATGATTAACGGTATGGAAGACTTTCCCATACCGTTAGTACCAATAATTTGTGTTACTGTAGTATTATTGAGGTGAAGCTCATTACCAGAACCATAGCTAAAGCAATTATCCCATTTCAGAATTTGTAACGTAATCATTATAAGTTCCTAATATGTCTGGTATTTTATCTGTTGAAATCTCTAATATATATGATAGATACTCTACTAATTCTTCTTCAATAGTCATATCTTTATCTATAATTAAAGCTGCCTCTGATTTTCGTACTATTACTTTCTTATCAAGAAGTTCAGTATTCTTAATGCCTGCTAAATCCTGTATGTCACCTTGGATCTCATAGATAGTATGATCGAAATCAGTGGCTACCATGTCTGAAGGGTCTGATACTGTCTTTCTGATAAGTTGGGGGAGTCTAAACTCTTCCCAAAACCAGCTCCAATCTGACTCGCTAATCAATAGATATCCTGTTTTTACTTTAGCTCTATGAAAAGATGTGGTCATTGGACTGCCTGGATATATGATATTCCCCTGTGTATTACTATGTGAGTGCAAGTCTCCTGCAAACACTACAGGGAAGTTTTCTAATAAACTTAAATCTATCTCTGGTTTTACATGAGGCGGAATCTCTCCGCGCACATGAGTAAACAAAGGCTTACTACTATCAAAATGATCTATACTGCCTTTACGATGTAATGAAGCATAGGGTAAAATACCATACCCTAAGTCTTCGTCAATATAAGGAATATCCACTATATTGATAAGAGGGTTTATATCTCTAGATACCTGTTTTAGCTGAGTGAAGAATGTTTTATTCTTCTTTGTAGCTTCGTGGTTTCCGTCATATATAATAGTTGGAATACGTACTTTTCTAATGAAAGAAAAGTATAGTTCTAACTCCTCCATATTTGGTAAGCGATCAAAGAGATCGCCCCCAATTATGTGCATATTACATTCGTTTTCTAACTCGTAAATTTGTTCAAAGAACATCTGATAACGGTTAAGAGCCCATTTAACTGGAACGTTCTTCTGTCCCAGTTTTAAGTGCCAGTCTGCCGTAAACAGAATCATGATACATTGAACTCTGCTTCGAGTGTTTCGTCGTCGTTATCTTTCCCTGCATTACGCAGTCTGTCAAGAAGCTCTTTTTGAGCGTCTGGAGTTGGGCGAGGCATGACTTCATCCATAGACTTCATGTCAGAAAGAAGGTCTAGCTCTTCTTGATCGAGAGCACGTGGCTTGCACTTCAATGCTTGTAGTTGGTACTCAACATTGTAAGGAAGTGGGCCTGTCTTAACTCGCTTGAAGCAAATGTCCCAACCTGTAGTAGTATCTGTAGGATCGCCTAAGTCTTCTGCTGCAGTAATGATTTGCTCCCACAGCTTCTTCTTTAGATTTGCTACTTTCAACTTACCATCTTTAGGGTCGATAACTTGACAAGCATAGCTCCAACCACATTTAAGGTCGGGGAAGTACTCTCTAACCCAGTCTTGTTCTTTATTAGTAAAGCGTTCAGCATCTCTATCAAAAGATAGGCATTCTAAAGGAATGTTCTTGCCGTTTTCGCCTTCAATCCAGTAAACATATCGAGCTAGAATGTCGCCTACTACGCGCATCTTATTGTCGCCATCTTTATACTGAAGAGTATTGATTGATGATTTCTGAGCGGAACCTTTTTGTTTGTTAAATGATATTGCCATTAGTGTTTATTCTCCGGTGTGACTTCTTCATATAGAAAATGGATACCATCCTCTTCTATTCTGAGTAGTCTATTGTTTATTATACGATCATGGTCTACTGGTAAATGCAGTAGATCTAGGGTTACTTTTTGTGATACTAAATATTCTGGTAAGCTTCTCAAAGAAGCTAATGCATAATATACTGCTATATCCGCTGTTGGGTATCTAAAAGCATTGTACACAAGGACGTCGGGATGTACCAGAAAACTGGTTCCACTGTAGTCTTTTTGCGAATACTGATAAATACGGTCATATTTGTTTCTAGGGATTTGCTTTTTAATTAACATTTCCATGATCAAATTACAGCGAGAGATGTTGCCATCTACTGAGTCGTATACCTTCTTCCAGTCAAAGTAGAACATTATTATACTCTAAAATTAGATAATTGTCAAGAACTATTTTTTTAAAGGTATTTCATGTCCCAACCCTGTTTGATATAGAAACCTGCCCTATTGGAAGCCTGCTTTCTAGCAGTATTACCTTTTAGGTGTATATCTATAACGACTGGGTCAATCTTACCTTCTCGTTTTCTTATTACTCGTCCCACTAACTGTGTCAGAAGTGGTTCGTTGTTTATAGGAGTAGCTAGTATTAAACAGCTTAAAGTATCTACTGATATACCTTCTGAAAATATTGCTTGAGTCCC